CAGATTATCAAAGAAACTGCACAAGCAGTCACATGGCTTCTAGGAGCTGTGTATCTTCTTAAGCAAATCTTTTTTGGATAACGATTACATCAGCGCGGGCAGAGATTCGCTACCTTAACTAAGTGCCGCCGATGTTAGAGCCCATTACTTCCCCCCGTCGTGATGGGTTCTTTTTTTCACTACCTTTACAGCATGGAAAAAGTAAAAGCATTTTTAACACAGTTCGGTCAAGGTATCGGATGTGCAGCAGTAGCAGCAGGATTAGTTAGCGCTAGCCTACCTACAGCTTTGTTCTTTGGATTGTTCGCCGCAGTAGCCTTATTCATAGGCGCTAAATTTGTGGACAAACTTTAATACCTAAACCTTATCTTTATAAAAGTCTCGGAATTGCAAAATTTCGGAACGCTAACGCGTTTAAAAGAAAGGAGGTGGTAAGTATCTACGAAGAACCCTTGTGAGAGCAGGGGTTTTTCTGTATATTAGATATATGATATACACAATACTAGCAATACCATTCGGAGCAGCATTCATATATAACTATACGGCCTCTATTATAGCAAAGAAATGTTTTAGAGCGCCTACGGAAGAAGAAGCGGAAAACTTTGGTTTAACAAAAGAGCAGGCTGAGGAGACGAAGTTGTTTGAAGTTGAGAAAGCGGGACGATATTTAGCTGTCATGGCTGTCTCGTACTACCCTGCTTATCCGATACTTATGGCTCAGAAATGGTTAACAAAGTAAAAAATATAATCGCTACCTTTGTATTTGTAATAACACTCAGGTATGAAACGGTTTCTAAATGGAAATGGCTTCAAGGCGCTCGCAAAAGTCTTGATGCAGCACGTCTTCGCAACAAAGCTACGGTTTTGTCTGTTCTGCTTGGAGTACATCTTATTCATACAACCACCCATGAAGGAACTAGAGAGGGACTTAAGAAAAGTGGAAAGCTCGGAAGCTCCCTACTTACAAAAGTGGGCTCACAGAACGTATCGGAGGTATTTCTCTTAGTACCTAATCTCCTCTTCTCCCTCTATCTTACGATAGGTACGCTGAACATTATGGCGACCTTTATGACTTACAGACAACTTCTGAGCATTGCGCCTTATGTTGAAATGTATGTCAACGTCTTCACCGTTCTTGCCTACACCGAGATATTCTTGAAGGTAGCCTTTCTTCTTCAACGGAAGAATAATACGCTCGTATAGCTTCTTGCGGCTTTGCCCGTATGATTCTGCAGCCCAAGTAATCTCAAAGAACTCTAAGTCATAAGCAAACATCAAGAACTCCAACTCGGCTCTTGTTAAGTCTGTATACTTTACCATATCCCTAATAGACAGGTTGTAATACTTGAGGTAATTCCTCTTAACGTATTTGTCCTGTAGCGGTAGGAACGCACGGTTCAGCTTCTTCTTATGTAGCTTGCTCTTAGGCATTTTATTTTGTATATTTGTAGTATGGGTATAAACCCAATTAAATTAAATATACAGAAATTATGAGTAATTATCAAGATGCTCCACAAGAGTTTTTTGAGGAAGTAGCTGAGAAGCTAGAGGGCATTAAGGCCATCGTGCAGAAGTACGACCTCGAAGACCAATGGGTTTCCTGTTTCATAGGTGGTATCTACACCGAGGGAGAAGAAGGTGAAGCAAAACTAAAGACAGTATTAGATTATGTAGTAGCAGACGAAGAGGAACTCGATGAGGTTCTATCTATCGCTGTACAATACTACCAACAGATGGACTCACCGTCTCTACCTACAGACCTACGTGATACGGAGGATTGGACTTCAGAGGATTGGATGGACTTCATCAACAAAAACACAGACGAAGATGGAGCAGCCAATTAGAAAAATTATATCAGGACGTGACCCAAAGAATGGGTTCGCCTTTGTCGTAGGACAAAAAGTATACGGAGGTGGAGAAATCCACGCTATCGCAGTAGATGGTCGTGCAGAGCAACTTTACGGGCGCTCACGCTACCTTATATATGTAGAGAACGAAGACGGAGTAATCCTATGGAAGGCTATTGAGAATATGCCTGTTATTGTTGAATATGATATAGAGCTAGGATAATGAGACCATTATACGATTTCATAGTGCACGTCCCTAAGTTGTTCGGAGATACTGTCGAAGTAGCAGGGATTGAACTTATTAAAGACACCCGTTGGGATGACTTCAAGGGGCGTGTATCTTATGGTACTATTAAAGCTATTCCCGCTAAGGCTGATTTACCTGAGTCAGTTAAGGTTGGGGATACTTTAGTATTCCATCACCACGTGAACCAACAACCCGAGAAGTACGGAATTGGAGAAGACCACTACCTAGTAGCTTGGCATCCAACCGAGATTAACGGGCAGGCTTACATGGTTATACATGAGGATGACTCTGTTACCGTTTTAGGTGATTGGGTAATCTTAGAGGCAACAGAAGATAAAGAGGTTGATGTTGTTAGCGAAGGCGGCTTGTTCTTAGGAACTGAGTTGGTTGAAGCTAAGCAGGAGGCCAAAGTATTATACCCTAGCGCAGGAACAGAAGAACTAGGACTAGAGGTTGGAGACCTTGTTATGTACGGTAAGAATGCCGACTACAGAATTACTCTACCCGATGGTTCTCAAGTATTCCGTATGAAGCCTGCTTATATATTTGCAGCTTATGTCTGATTTTAACTTTACATTGAACGCAGCGGAAAACCTACTTAGGGCTACCGAAAAAGCAATCAATAATATGATAGAGGAAATAGAGAAGCCCGTCGACCAAGAGGTCACGGGCTCTGCTCGTAAAGCCGAACTAGCCTCAATAAAGCAGACAGCAATGGATGCTAAGGAGCTGTTGGTTGTTAGACAGGATATAGAGCAAATGATTAAGAACGCGAAAGAGACGGGTACTATAGAAGAGGAGCAAGACTTCGGTGGCGGATTCGCAGAACGCTTCAGTAAGAGGTAATTTGTTCAAACATTTAATTAATATATTAAACGTATATTTGTACGTTGTACAATAAGGTATGGCAGGTTTAAAGAATATAGAAGGGTATGAGCAAGAAGTCATTAACATATGTCCTAACGATACGATGGGTGAAATCATCGAGTTGGAAGGATTGCTTATACAGCTTCCTAGTGAACCCTCTGATGATGAAACATTGTTTTCCTCTAATAGTAGGGATGAGCAGTATTGGAAGCGTCAAGCCCTGCCGTCGGCCATCAAGGGGATTCGCTCTATGGATGAGTGGTCGGAGCAGCCAAGTAACTTTCGCAAGGCCTATCGTCCATATATCGAGCAAGAGTATAAGCGTAGGTCTGAAGGGGTTTGGATTTACATTGATGGTAAAAAAACTTACATAACAGGAACACATTACTTCATGCTTCAGTGGGTGAAGATTGATGGTTCATTCTACGGGGACTACCTCGCATTTCAACGCAAACTATTTATTCACGCAGAAGCCTGTAAGGTTGACCCACGATGTGTAGGTCAGTTGTTTACTAAGTGTAGACGTTCGGGATACACCAACATGGCTGTTGCTACTTTGTTAGCAGAGGGGACAGTGGTGAAGGACAAGGTATTAGGCATCATGTCTAAGACGGGTGGGGATGCACGTGATAACGTCTTTATGAAAAAGGTGGTATCAATGTATAGACACTTTCCTTTCTTCTTTAAACCTATTCAAGATGGTTCTACTAACCCTCGTGTCGAGCTTGCTTTCCGTGAGCCTTCGAAAAAGATTACTAAAAACAATAAGACAGCTCAGACAGGTGAGGCACTGAACACGATAATAAATTGGAAGAACACAACCAACAATGCATATGATGGTGAGCGCTTGTACTACCTATTCCTCGATGAGGCAGGTAAGTGGGAGAAGCCTGCTGACATACGCGAGGCTTGGCGTATTAACAGAACCTGTTTGATTGTAGGTCGTAAGATTGTGGGTACTGCATTAGTAGGCTCTACGGTCAACCCTATGGCGAAAGGTGGCGAACAATATAAAGACCTTTGGAATGACTCAGACCCAACGCAAAGAAATGCAAATGGCCGTACACGGTCTATGCTCTACCGTATATTCATCCCCGCTTACGAAGCGCTTGAAGGATTCTTCGACAAGTTCGGAAACCCAATTATTGAAGACCCTGAAACTGCTGTTGAAACTTCCGACGGTGAGCTAATCGACTATGGTGCAAGGACTTACCTAAGCAACGAGAGAAAAGCCTTAAAGAACGACGCTAACGAATTGAACGAGGTTACTCGTCAGTTTCCGTTCTCTACACAAGAAGCGTTCCGTGACTCGGTAGAAAGTAGTCTGTTTAACCTAGGTAAGATATACGAGCAGAAGGAGTACAACGATATGATGTACCCTAGCCCTGTAGTAAAGGGTAACTTCCATTGGAAAAGCGGAGTCATGGATTCAGAGGTTGTATTTGAGCCGTCACCCGAGGGTAGATGGACTCTATCATGGCAGCCAAAGAAGGATAACAGAAACATAAAGTCAAAACACCGTAACGGACATTATCAAGCCCCACACGGAAACCTAGGTGTAGGAGGAGTCGATAGCTATGACCTTGACGCTACTACTGATGGTCGTGGCTCTAAGGGTGCTTGTCACTTCTACAACAAGTTCAGCATGAATGGAGCTAGCAATGTATTCGTAGCAGAGTACTGTTCGCGCCCACCAATGGCTAAGATATTTTATGAAGACGTATTAATGGCGGCGGTATACTTCGGCTACCCAATCCTAATCGAGAACAACAAATACGGTATAGCTCGTTATTTTGAGGAGAGAGGGTACTTGGAGTATCTGCTTGACCGCCCTGAGCATTTAGGGGGTGGAGCATCTAAGTCTAAGACTAAAGGTATACCATCTACCTCAGCGGAAGTTATACAGGCTCACGCTATGGCTATAGAGGCGTATATACATAATAGTGTAGGTGAGAATGTAGACACGGGAGAGATGGGCAAGATGTACCTACAAGACACCCTAGAGGATTGGATTGGATTCCGTATAGATAATCGTACAAAATATGATTTAACTATATCTAGTGGGCTATGTTTGTTGGCTGCTCAAATAAAACCTAAAGTTACCAAACAGGCAGACTTTACTAATAAGACATTCTTCAGACGATACAACCCGAACGCTTAGGGATTTTTTCTTATCTTTGCACAATAGTTAATCAAGAGCGAAACGCACTACGATGAAGAAGAATTACGGAAATTTCCCTGACCCTACCGCAAAATCTGCAGAGAAACTCTCTCAAGGATATGGTAAGGCATACGCAAAAGCCATCCTAGGTCAATGGGGTGGAACAGAGTCAACATCATCTTTGTATCAGAAAAGAATGAAGGAGTTTGAAAGAGCTAGAGATTACGCTCAAGGAACTCAGTCTACTCAGATATATAAGCAGATACTTAACAGTCTTGATGGCGTAGGTGGCGGTGGAACGCTACTCAACCTAGATTGGACTCCTGTACCTATCGTTCCCAAGTTCGTGAAAATCGTAGTAAACAAAATACTATCACAAAAACCTTATCCTAACTTAGAGGCTATTGACCCTATCTCACGTGGTGAGAAGGAAAACAAGAAGGCTCGTGTAAAAGCTGCTATCGAGAACAAAGAGTTCTTAAAAGAGATGCGCGACTTAGGAGCACAGGTAACAGATGATATCGACAACCTACCTGACACACAGGAAGAGGCAGAGATATTCATGGACACAAACATCAAGATTGCTGCAGAGATTGCTGCACAAGTTGCATGTAACCTAACCCTAGAGTGGAACGACTTTAATGATAGTACGTTCCGTAGAGCTGTAGAGGATTTAGTAGTCTGTGGTATGGCTGCAGTAAAACGTGAAAACGACCCTAACCACGGTATCGTTGAGCGCTACGTTGACCCTAGTCATTTAATCCACTCTTACTCTGAAGACCCTTTCCTCAAGGACTTGGTTTACGCAGGGGAGATTCGCATCATGACAATCATGGAGCTAAAGAGAATTGCAGGAAACAGCGTCTCTGAAGAGCAGTGGGAAAGAATAGGTCAAGGAGTAAAGAACAAATTTGGAAACGATAGCTCTAAAGTAGCTAGAAACTTCTACGACCAACGCACAGGTCGTCAGTCTTATGGATATGACGAATACACAGTAAACGCATTAGACTTTGAGTATATAGGTCTAGACGAAATGGTATACGAGGAAAAGATGTCTCGTTACGGGAACATGGGCTTCTACTTCAAGGGAGAAGAGTACAAGATGCCTACTCAGTCTGTATACGACAGAAACCCTGTATTCATGAAGAACATGTGTTTATACGGTGGTCTATATATAGATGGTACTGATGTACTATTGAATTACGGGAAAAAGCATAACCAACCGCGTAACATCCACGACCTAAGCAGAACTACTCTGTCTTACTCTATCGTGGCTACAAACTTACGTCGCATGATGCCTAAGTCTATGGTGACTAGCATTATTGGATTTGCTGACCAATTACAGATTACACACTTGAAAATTCAGCAGTCTATCGCTAAGGCTAAGCCTGACGGTATCATGATTGACATCGAAGGATTGGACAATGTACAGCTCGGCGCAGGCGGTGAACTATCTCCATTGGATATCCAAGATATCTACGAGCAGACGGGTGTAATGTACTACCGTTCTAAAAACCCTGAAGGAGGATTCCAAAACCCACCTATCAGAGAGATAAGCAATACTATACGAAACGTAAACGAATTGATTGGCTTGTACAATCACTACCTTCGTATGATTCGCGACGCAACGGGTGTAAACGAAGCTGTTGATGGCTCTACGCCTAAGTCCGACTCACTAGTTGGTGTGCGTCAGCAGCAGATAGCTTCAGCTAACAATGCCTTATATGATATCACTCACGCTTCTTTAGTATTATACAAGAGAGTATGTGAGGATGTAATTAAGTGTTTACAGATTCTACCAAAGGAGTCTGTATTGTTTGGTACATATAAGAAAGCTGTAGGCAAACACGCTATGCAAACACTCAAAGAGTTTGAGAAACTACCTATGTTTAACTTCGGTGTAACTGTTAGTACAGAGATGGACGAAGGCGACAAGGTATACCTAGAGCAAAACATTCAACAAGCATTAGCGCAGAAAGAGATTGACATCGAAGATGCTATCGCTATCCGTCGTTTGAAAGATGTTGACCAAGCAGAACGTCTACTCATTGTACGTAGAGGCAAGCGAATTAAGCGTCAGCAACAACAAGCTCAACAAAATGCACAGATGCAAGGACAGTCTGCCGCTCAAGCGTCACAAGCTAAGGCACAAGCAGATATGCAGACAGCTCAGGCGCAAGCTCAGCTAGATATGCAGTCTAAGCAAATGGAAGCTCAACTAGAGATGCAGCGCATGCAGATGGAGTATCAGTTCAAACTAGAACTAGAAAAACTCAAGGGTGCTAACGCTAAAGACGTAGCAGGAGCAAGTGCAGAAATGAAGAAGACTGTTCAAGAAGCTCAGGAAGACCGTAAGGACGCTCGAGTTAAAAAGCAGTCAGTAGAGCAATCTAAGTTAATCTCTCAGCGCAAAGGCGAAAGAGGTGAGCTACCCGAAGGAGAAGAGGACAGCTTCCTTGACTCAATGATGAAATAATAAACCAATAATAAAATGGCAGCAAGAAAAACAAACTTCACCTCAACGGGTGACTTCCAAAACGCAGCGTTTGGTCAAAAAGGATTTAGAGTAATAGACAATACATTTTCTCAGCCTGCGGGAGAGGAATACGTGTCTATCTATTGCTTAGCAGTAGCTACTAATGTAACCACGACGACTCAGGCGGGTGACGCATTAGGTGGTGTAGACCTAGCTCAAGGAATGGTGGTTTATGGTGACTTTCAAACCGTATCGGTAGGAACAGGAACTGTAATAGCATACATTCGATAATGCCTTTAGGACTGCCCAATATATTAACCAACCTAACCAAGGAACAAGCTGCAGGTAGCTTATTTGTCTCTTTCATAACAGAAGAGGACGGTACACCTATAGCT